TTTCTTTTTCTTGTTTTTCTATTTTTACCTTTACCACCTATTATATTATTAGGTAAAGCATTTGTCTTTGATTTTTGATTAGCTACCCATCCATTAATTTCATAGTTTTTTTCTCCCATGTTCGTATTACTGAATCCACTGTATTGTATCGCAATTGCTGGTTCTATATATAAAAAATTACCATGTTCATATGAGTTAATATAGTAATCAAATAATCCATCTTTAGAATGTTCCCAATTTAATACTGCGTCATAACCTGCAGAATTAAAATACATAAAATGTGTATAATTACCCCCTTTTGTCGTAAAAAATTTATTATAATTATCTATTTCATATTTATAGTTAGCATTTAACGGATAACGAACACCGCCATTAAATATATTCCATTTATCTTTATTTGTATCTAACCATTCTTTAATTTTAACCCATCGACTATTAAAATTTTTTAATGGTTTACAATCATCTTCTAAAATCAATATAGAATCCATATTTTGTTCCTTTGCCATTCTTATTAATGCTTTAAAAGATTCTCCACAGCCTACATGGCCATTTTCATGTTCAATTGCTTTAAATCTTTCTAGATAAATATTTGTATCTTTAAAATCATTTTGTATACGTTCCCATTTTTTAGGTCTTTTTTCTAAATTTATAACATATGCGGTTTGTTTATCACCACCTTGTTGCCCACTGATACATATTGATTTTTGATTCATATTCATATATAATGATGCAGTGGCCATATTTGATACACAATGAATCATTATATCACATGAAGATAATAATACTACTTCAATAAAAGAATCTTGTAAATCTTGTAATGTGCCTAATGTATTTGTATGAGGTTCTCCATTTGATTTATTAGTAATTCTTCTTATATTTGTATAATAATTTGGATTATATTTATTCTTAAAATATTCTAAATCATCATTATTATCAATACAGAAAAAATATTTTGTCTTTTTACTTTTATCAATGTAATTAATAGCATTATCATATTCTTCTCTTGTAGGCATTCTCCCACTTGGCTGTTCTCCAGCCAATGCATTTGAACGAATAAATATAGCAATTATTTGTTCAGAATCACCCTTTAATTCTTTCACTTTAGAGTCTATTTTTTCCTGTAAATCTGAATTTATTTTTACATATTTTACATAGGCATCATGAAATGGTTGTAGTTTATTTCTATTTTCATTGTAATAATTGTAAGCATTAATACCAGTTATTCTTTGATCTTCGTATCTATTATTTATAATAGTTGTATCAATTTCTTTATTTTCATCATATGTATTAAAGAGTTTTGAGAAAAGTTCTTCTCCTTCTGATATATATGCCATAGGATGCCCTTGGGTAAATGATACTATATTATAATTTATTTTAACAACTGTTGGATTATCTACAAGAAATGTTGTTAATTGATTTAATAATGATGACATCCCTGAACGCTGCTCTATTGTATTGGAAAAAGTTAATTCTATATTATTAGAGCCACCAGTAACAGGTGGATTAGAAACACATATTGATTGCTGTTCCATGTTAATTGCTAATGATGTTGTCGCCATATTTGAAACACAATGTATTAAAATATCACATTTTGATAATAAAAGTATATCAACTAAAATATCTTCTAAATCTTGCAATGACATATATTCAGTTCCAGTTATATGTAAACTATCTAATTGATTATTAGAAGAACGTTTCATTTCTGAATAGTAATTTGGTGTTAAAGCAGTTTTATAAAAATCTAAATCATCGTTATTGTCAATGCGTAAAAAGTATTTTATCTTTTTTGATTTATCTAAGTTATTAACTGCTTTCATATAATCATCTCTTGTAGGTAGAGTTCTATTTGGCTGTTCATCTGCACTCGCAGCAGATCTTACAAAAATACCAACTAATGTATCATATCCATCTTTAATTTCATTATATTTACTGTTTACTCTATCTAAAATTTCTTGTTTAACATGTATATACTTTACAAATGCATCATGTAATCCTTGTAATTTATAATGGTTTTCATTGTAATTGTTATACGCATCTCTATATGTATATTGTTCATATTCAAACTTATAAGCAGTAACTATATTGTCAATAGGTACATTTTCATTATATGGTAAAAATACTTTTGAAAATAATTCTTCACCTTTATTTATAAAAGGTAATCCTTCCCCTGGTGGTGTTGCAAGAATATTATATTCAATTTCTCTTGTACTTGGATTTGCCTCTAAATATGCTAACATTTTTACAAATTCAGAAAAGAATCCACCAAGAGTAGGTCCATTCGTTATAATTAGTTTTGTAGATTGCTGACCACCAAGTTGCTGATTAATATCTATTACTGTAGCCCAAGTAGGATAAATATCATTTTTTCCAGTAACCCATGAAAGCCATGGACTCGGCATAAATATTAACCCTTTATTTTCAATACAATATGCGCCTAACCAAGAAAAAGTAGAATTCGTACATATACCACCTTTACATTTTGACATATAGTATAATGAATCTAAACGTCTTTCATTTGTATCATTATCATATATAATTGTGTTATTTGATATTTCTGTTAAATGTGTCTCTATATATGTTTTTGCTTCATCTTTTGAATTACTTACTATAATAAATATAGCATCATTAAATTGTTCTTTAATTTTCTTTATACATATTTTATAGTAAGTATCTAAATTTAGTTTGAATCCATTATTATTATAATCACCGTAACGAAAATGAATAAAAAATAATTTACTAGTATCAAGATTTTCTAATAAATTAGTAACTGGTCTAACTAAATTAAGTTTTACTGGAGTTTTTGGAAAATATTTATCAGTTTGAAAATATCCTGATAATATAGCATTATTATTAGGATTTGGTATATCATTATATACAAATTGTTGAGATTCAGATAAATTTGTATATGAAGTAAAATCAGTAGAATCATCAATAAATTGTACTGATGGAATTAGTTGTAATATATTACTTTTAGAAATTTCTGGAGAGACATGATTACCGCCAGAATTTAATAAAAATAAATCCATATTCCAGCGTTCAGCAAATGCTAGACCCGCCATAATTTGAAATAAACGGTTAGATAGACCATCGCTCAACTTTACTACTAATTTATTTTTTATTTGGCCGCCTTTCTGTCTCCGTGTTAATTTTTTATTAATCTTAGATTTCTTTTTACTTCTCATCTAATTATGAAATATAAAAGTATTTATTTTATCCGGACATAGTAGTTATGTCTTTTTTAAATAGAATTGTTGATAAAGTCTATGTTATTAACCTTAAAAAAGATACCAAAAAAATGGATGCTGTTAAAAAAGAACTCGATGAACAACATATAGTATATGAACGATTTGATGCTGTGCTAGGAAAAGAAGTTAAAAATGACCCTAGAATTGATAAAACATGTAATGAATATTGTGCGGATGGTATAAAAGGTTGCGCACTATCCCACTTAACCATTTGGGAAAATGCATTAAAACATAATTATGAATCTATTGCTATCTTTGAAGATGATGTAATATTTAATAAGAATTTTAATACAACTCTTCAACTAAACTATAAGGATGTCCCGACAGATTTTGATATATTGTATCTAGGCAGCGCATTCGATTGTGGTGATACATCCACATATAATAAAATAAATGAATATGTTAACAAAATACATAATGAAAAAATTAGTGATAATATATTGAAAGTCCAAGGCTGTGGCGGCAATCATGGTTATATAATATCAAAAAAAGGAATACAAGCTCTAAAGAAAGAATTAATTACATTTCACATTGATATTAATATAAGAGAATGGGTGCGAAAACACAATCTAAAAGCATATGCTTTTCATCCAGTGATTGTTACACAAGATATTTCTAGTTCTGGGTTATCCTCTTCATATCCTCCATTATTAAATACAGTATTATCACAAATAGATATAACAGACCAGCCTAATAATTTTACACTAGGATGGCTATTAAATGAATGTGGATATCAATATAAAAATATTAAAGAATTTGGATTAATGAAATATATATTTATTTTATCATTTTTAGTGCCTCTTCAATATTATTATATATTATATGTATGGTTACTAGTTGAATTGTTAGCATCTTTTGATATTAAATATTCACTTGTTTATCTAATAATAATAAGTGTGCCTTATTTTATTAAATATAATTTTATGAAATATTATTAGGATGGCATATCTTAATAGAGTATGCGACAAGGTATATGTTATTAATTTAGAAAAAGATAAAGATAGATTAAGTACATTCAATGGTTGTATGGAAAAAAATAATATAAAGTATGAACGGTTTAACGCCGTTCAAGGAAAAAAAATTCAGCGCAGTGATAAATTAACAGAATATTGTAATACCTTTTGTACGGATGGGATAAAAGGCTGCGCATTGTCGCATAGAATTATATGGGAGAATATGATTGAAAAAGGCTATACAAATGTAATGGTGTTTGAGGACGACGCTCTTGTAGATGATAGCTTTGATCGTAAATTTCAAGATGTATGGAATCATTTACCAAAAGACTATGATATTGTATATTTTGGTTGTACTTTTGGCTGCGGTGACGATGCTGTATCAAATACAGTTTTTAAAAAGATATCAGGGATTGAAACAGAAGAGCTTAACGAATTTGTTCAAACTACTCAAGGCTCTGTTGGAACACATGGCTATATGATATCATTAGATGGTGCTAAAAAATTTGTAGATAAACCTATTAATTGGCATATTGATAACCAAATTCTAACTTGGATTAAAACATATAATTATACTGCTTATGCAGTAAATAATAATATGGTTGAAACGTCACAAGATAATGGAAGTCTAGCCGATACATATCCTTTGTTATTAAATTCGTTACTAAAAAATATAAAGGTTAATAATTTAAAAAATCCTACAACATTGGATTGGTCATTAAATGAAAATCATATAAAAGTTGGTTTTTTTAATATAAATACACTATTAATTTTATTAATGGCTATTGTTTTGATACTACCTATTAAATATTATTACATAGTGGGATTGTGGTTATTCATAGAATTAATAGCAAGTTTAGATATTACAAATACAATACGATATATAGTATTATTGGGAATACCTATGGGCCTAAAAACATATATATTAAAATATGTATATAGAAAATGATAATTTATAATAGTATTGGATATTTATCAAATGTATTTATTACAGATTTATCTATGAACACTATGGATTTATCCATGAACAATATGGATTTATCCATGAATATTATTACAGAAACAGAAACACTCCTGAGAATAATTGATAACAATTTAGCTAAATATCATGCCACTAAATCTGGTATTTTAACTTTCCTACTATATTACAAATCAAAAGAAGATTTTAATTATATATTTAATGTATGCGAATTATGGAAACCTAGAAATCTTAGAATACAATATATAGGTAATGTAATCTTACAAAATAATGCGAATATAATGGTTTCTTTAACAACAAATGTTCCTAAACTTCATACTGGAACTTACAATGATAATGGTGTTAATTTTGTTATCTAGGCATGATTCAATAAATTAGGCTGAAATACAATAGTTATAAATACAAAAAATAATAATAGTATATAAATAGATAATTCTTTTACTTTAGATTTATTTGAAAGATATTCAATTAAAATAAAGGCGATACCCCATATTGCAATCCACCATAACTGTACAAGAGTAATATAACCTATTATTTCTATATTCGTATTACTTTCAAACATCTATATAAATAAAAGATTATATATAATTGAAGATGAATTCTTTTGTATTTGTTCATTTGATGGGCGGAATGGGGAATCAAATGTTTCAATACGCTGCGGGGTTACTACAGAAGAAAGTTACAAATGGAAAGTTATATCTAGAAAAGGCTGTAGAAAATCCGCATGATATTACTGATTACAGAGATTTGCTATTTACAAATGGTGAAAAATATGATAATACATTGCCTTATCATATCTCACTATATCAAAATGATGGGTTTGCGTCATGGAATCCAAATGATTATAAATTTCCTATAGTTTTGCTATTTGGTTATTTTCAAAACTATTCTGTATTGAGTCCTATATTACCAGAATTTCGTAATCATATGCTGGAAAATTTAAGCGAACATCGTAATTATATTTCTAAAAAATATAATATTAAATCTGCGTCGGGATTTATTCATGTACGACGTGGCGACTATGTTAAATTAAAATGGGAATTGGATAGTATAGAATATTATAAGAAGGCAGTAAGTATGTTTGATACTAAAACATGGTACATTGTATCAGATGATATAGAATGGTGTAAACAAAACTTTAGTGATAATTTTATAGTTATTGAAGAAACAGACCCTATACTAGTGATGGCATTAATGAGTTTAATTACTGATGCTGCTATTATTGCCAACAGTACATTCAGTTGGATGGGCGCATACTTAGGATGTGGATTAAAACCAAATAGCGTTATTTATCCTAAGTACTGGATTAAAACGGGAACTCCCGATTTATTTCCAAAAACATGGGTGGGGATATAATTTTTTTTAAAAATAACTATAATAATCAATGAAAACAAGTGTACAAGGATATTTAGAATTAAATAAGTTCCCTAATCTAAGACAAGTTCATGCGGACCCTCCAGTATATGTTGTAGAAAACTTTCTTTCAGGTCCAGAATGTGACCATATTATGAAAATATCGGAGCCAAAACTCGAAGTATCTCATGTTGTTGATAAAGTGACTGGACAAGGAGTACCACATCCTTCTCGTACAAGTTTATCATGCTATCATGCCTATAATTTAAAGTGGTTAATATCTCGAGTACATCGTTTAACTGGCGTTCCACAAAACTTTCAAGAGCCTACGCAAGTTGCGAGATATCATACTGGTCAGTTTTATCATTCTCATCAAGATGCTCTTGATAAAATAGGCCATGATGGACAGAGAGTTGGAACAGTTTTAATTTATTTAAATGATGTTGCTAATGGTGGAGCTACTTATTTTAACACATTAAAACTACGCGTTAAACCTAAAAAAGGTAGCGCACTAATATTCTTTCCAGCAAAAATGGATAATACAATTGATGAACGCTATTTACATACCGCAGAGGATGCTTCCGATACAAAGTGGGTTTCTCAAATTTGGTTGCGGAATAAACAATATGCAAATTAATATCGTTTTTTTAGTATGCCTTGTTCATGTATGATTCCAATGCCAGATTTTCCAACAAATTGTGAATGGGGGCCAATTATTTGGAAAATTTTACACGGATTAACTTTAAAATATGGAAAGCTAATGTCACAGACTTATGTCAAGGAACAAACAATGTTTTGGATTAATTATATAAATCAAACAGAAGATATTTTACCATGTAAAGAATGTAAACAGCATTATAAGGAATATTTATCAAAACATAATCCTAATATAATAAAAACATTACACCCCGAACAACAAAAATTATGGGTCCAAAACTTTTTTTTTAATCTTCACAATGAAATTAATCTGCGTAATGATAAACCATTATTTGGATTTGATATGTTAGAATCTACATATAAAAATGTTAATTATACATTTGAAATTAAACATTATGAAAAACTATTAAAAATTATATTTCAGTACAATGAAGTTACATTATTTTCTTGGATGAAATGGGTTAAAAGTTTTCGTAGCATTGCCGGCATATATGGTGTTAGTTAGATACAATAGATGCAGCAATATTAATAATCATACACATAAATATAATCATATTTACCATAATTACTATATGTTTAGATGTATTATAATTTGAAATTGACTCTTGCTGCTTATGAAATAGTAGTTCTTTTTTTAAAGAATCAATCTCATTTAAATAATAATCCTCATCAATATTACTATCTTCTTCAGTATATGTAACTTTAGAGGTTTCATTTTTATAAAATGGAACCTCTTTTACTTCAAATCCTTCTAACATTCTAGATGCTTCATGCGCTTCATGCTCATCTTCATAAATACCATTGATGTAATCATTCGTAATATTATATACAAGATATACCATTCTTTTCTATAACATTTTTATATCATATTATTATTATCAATTTTTTTCAAAAATGTACCTACAATATCCACTTAATTGTAAAAGAACATGAAGAATCATAAACTTCACTGAAATTAACCCTAACGCAACCATATCTTTTTTTGTTAATTTACTTTCACGAAAATAATATAAGAGTAATACTGCCAATGTGGGTAGAATGCCCATAGCAAGAATTTCCGCAAAAAACTTTAAAGGATTCTCAACAATATATTCGTAATCATGAATTACCACAGACATACCTGACAACGCAATAACAGAGCCAACAGTAATTACAATAATAATACCCTTCAATAATACATTACTATTAATACTAAAAATAGTTGCAATATATTCATCTACTTTACTATATCTTGTAAATAAAAATGCTGTTACTAAACCAATAAATACTCCTACACACATCGGGATAATAAAATCATTTGTAATGTCCATCTATTTTAGGAGGTTTATAATTTCAAAAGCTTCTCCAACATTTCTTCTAATGCATCAACCCTCTTATTAGTATTTCCTACATTGTTCTTATTCTTTTCTAGCATTAAGTTTCCAATCTTTTTTGTTATTCCACCTAGTCCATTATTATTGTTTCTAACATTTTTTTTCTCCAGATTAAATCTTTCAATTAAATCATCTGCAATAAGTGATTGGACCATAGATACATTTGAACGCATACTTTGATTTAATCTATCATCATCATTCATAATACGTAAATCATGTAATATTTTATAATATAAATCAATAATATTCATAGAATTATTTTCATTCATTTTAGAACTAATACTTAGACTATCATATATATCAGATGACACATTTTTAATTTTAGTTAATATATTAGGATCCAGTTTATTAGATATTTTATCCTTAATTTTATTTAGTCTAGTATCATTCATAATTAATTTAAAAAGTTTTTCAAACAATTTTAAAAAACGCATATAGCTTTCTTCAATCTCATGAGCTTTCAACGCATTTCCTATAGCCTTAGCACGGTTCTTTGCAGTATTTTTAAAGTATTTAAATTTTAATTTTTTACCTAGAAGTTTCCTTGATTTTATTTTTTTTATACTTCTAGTGCCGCCTTTTTTTTCCATCTACTAAGTAGTATGGAATATAAAGAATCTGATGTAAAAAATTTAATCGCAGTTGGATATTTAACTGGAGTCGTAGATGCTTTTGGCAAAAGTATCAATATATCTCAAGATGATATGAAAACCCGCATGATGAAATCTAATACTATCAGAACTACATTGGTAGACAATATAACTAATATTGACGCCGTAGGCTTAGTTAAGAGTGGTAAAAGTATAGCTTCGGAGGTGCTAGCTGGCCGCAGCGCTACGACAAGTTCTGTTCCACCTACAGAATCTCTTTTTCAGAAAGCTGAACATGCGATTGAAGGTTTATTTTATAGTGCACCTAAACATGAAGAGCATGATGAATTTACGCCAGCATTTGAACCAGTAGCAGCAGTAGTTGAACCAGTAACACCAGTAGTTGAACCAGTAACACCAGTAGTTGAACCAGTAACACCAGTAGTTGAACCAGTAACACCAGTAGTTGAACCAGTACCACCAGTAGTTGAGCCAGTAACACCAGTAACACCAAATGCTTCTGTGGTAAACCCAATGAATCAAGCAGCAGCCCCAGCGCCTTATACACCAACACCAAATGTTATCGGTGGTAGAAAAAAGAATAAGTCAAAAAAAAGAAAGACAAACCGAGTAAAGAAGTCAAAAGGTACAAGAAAATAACAATTTAATATAGGATGTTATTTATAGTTATAACAATAACTATATTATTATATATATTAATATATAATAATGTAAAAATTACTGAAAATTTTGATAACAGTATAGATAATATTAGATTTGGTTATGTAATTAATTTAGATAGTCGCACAGATAGATTAAATGCTATTATAAAGAAATTTGAAGCACATAATCTACCATTATATCGTATTCCGGCAATTAAAGATAATATTGGTTGGAAAGGATGTGCGTATTCTCATTTAAGTGTAATTAAAATGGCAAAAGTTTCAAATCTACCATCTATTCTTATACTTGAAGATGATTGTAAACCAAATATAAATTTTAGTCAATGGTTTGCTATTCAAGATTGGCTAGAGAAACACAGAGATAAATGGGATATATTCACCGGCGGAAATAGTTATTATGGGTTTAATTCAAATGATAAACAAAGTATTAAACCTATATGTAATTTGAAAGATTCTGTCAAACTCTATTATACAAAACTAACTGCATTACATTTCTATTATGTTAATAGCAGTGCATATGATAAAATGTTAGAATATGAAGAGTATTTGAAAAAACATCCAAATGAATGGGTTCCAGTTGATTTTTGGCCAGACAGAAAAGAACTAAAAATAATAACATGCTCCCCATTCTTGGCAATACAAGAAGTAGATTATAGTGATATAGAAAAGACTGAGAAGAATCTAGATGCTATGTATGAAACATCAGAATCTATTATTAGCAATGTAGATAATCAATCTATATGTGAGCCATTTCAAAACTTTACAGTAAAAGCATATTCTGGAATATAACCTGAAGATTCTGGTAATCCATTCCCCAGCTTATATGGATAAATAGCAATATGATTTGGGTTGTTAGTATGAGCAAAATAAGAGCCCCAATAACTAAATGTACTATTTGCTACAATAGAGCCTTTCAAACAGTTTGACATTAAATATAGATTCTCTAGTTCATCTGTTTCTTCGCAATAACGAAAGTTTGGTAGTAACTGTTTCGCAAATTCTAGTTCATCGCTAAATACTATTACATCTGAGCCGCTCGGTATAAGTTTCATTGCGTTATTATAGTAAGAAGCAATATCAATTTGATGATGTGGTAAATATCTATAATCTCCTAGACGGACATGGATAAAGAATAAGTTTTCTTTATACTGTAAATACTTCTTATGTAAATATGCTAGACGTTCTTTTGAAATACAATTTTCAAAATTAGGTTTAATAATTGTAGAGCTAAAATACTTATAATTCTGACGACATCCTCTTAGTACAAGAGGTCCTTGTTTGTATTCTAACTTATGATAATTATATATATCTTTTTCATCTTCTAAAATCTCGCTCCAAGAATTATCTGTTTCAAGAATTTCTACTTCTGGGAATAGTTTAAAAATATTCTCAAATCTTCCATGCCCTGTTCTTCGAGTTCTCGGAAGAAAAAATACTAACTTCTTAGCATGTTTTTCTGCGTATGCTTTAGCACAAGCATATTGAAAGATTCTATTTCCTAATCCATCCGTTAAACAAGGCGCTACCCAGTCCATATAGAATATGTTACTATTTGTTTTAAACTACATAGCATTTCAAAAAATTGATTCATATACTTCTTTCAGAAGTAGTAATAATTAATTTTTTAAATTGTATATCAATTTAAAAAATTGATTTTCGGGGCCGGCGTATTTTAAACAACAACCATGTCACCCTCAATCTTTCCAAGAGCATTTATGCATTATAAACCAAGAAGTAAGAAGATTTCTGGTGTAATTTTAATTAGTAAGAATAATACAATTCTTATTGTAAAGGGGCGCAAGATGAATAAGTGGTCTTTTCCAAAGGGCCATATTCAAGGTAGTGAAACAGTACATCAATGTGCAGTAAGAGAATGTTTTGAAGAAACTGGTATTTGTTTGAAAGAATATACTTATACGTCTACAAATAAATTAAATTCTGGTGAATACTTTATATATAGAAATCTTGAAGAAATGAAGTTTAATGTATATGATACTACTGAAATTTCAGATATTGCATGGGTTAGTCTACCTGGCATGATGAATCTAAGAACAAATACAGATATTAATGCATTCTTAGAAAATTATAGTAGGTATATTTAAAAAATTGAATCAAAAATTTTTATTGATATAAGTATCAACAAAAAAAGATGGAGCATTTTAAAGAGCGTCGTAAGAAGAGTGATAAGGCAAAGGAGAAGTATGAGAAAAACGGAAAATATAGTGCTAAAACGGTACGAGCGATGGAGCAGATTAAAGGGAAGATTCGATAACCCTTATTTCGCTATTCAGAAATTAGTAAATTACTTGAAGAACTATTATTAGTAATTGTTAGCCCAGATGGACTAGAGACTTCATATTTTTGTATCTCATCTTCTATTTTACTAAACATTTTTGTTAGAACATCTAAATCTTCTTCTTTCATTTCTACTGTTGTTGTTGTAGAAAACTGTATTTTATTATTCATTCTCATAATTTTAATATATTGAGGATATTTTGTTTCATTGTTAAAAATGAAATTATCTCTAACACCATTTATAAAATCTTTCCATGATTCATTTAGACGTTTCGACTCTAGCTTTGTTGCTTTCATTTGTAGTGCAAAACGAAAGTTTGCTGTTTTTAGAACTGTTTTAATGATTGTATCTTTTTTAAACTCTGTTGTAATAGAAGGATTTTCCATAACAGACTTAGATGACTTACTACCCATTCTATTTATAAGTAGACGTAACTATTTTAGGCCTTAATGGATTTTCTACAATATTAAGTTGACTTGCATTTCCCCCTAAATTCAATCGTGGTATTACTGGTGTCATTTGAACTTGTATTTGTCTTTGTGATACTACGTTCAATTCTGGTGAAGAACGTATATTAAATCCACCAGATGGTGGAGTAGTTTCTTCAATATCTAATGACGCTTCCATTTTTCTACCACAACAATTACTTCTTATACGTTTATGATTTACTACCATATATATCTTATAAAAAATAGCGGCGAGGACAGTAAATGTAGTGGCAAGTCCTGCCGTTGTTAAAGTATTATTATCCATCTAATTATAGACTCTTTTCTAAGGGCGATAGACAAGCATAAGCGTATTGTAATACTGCATAACACCAACATCTAGCATCTTAATATACTGACTCTCTAACTTAAAACTAAAGTTCTTAGGGTCTAACTGAAGCTTCTCCATCAGACAAGTGCGGAAATCTGTATATTTCCAGATTTGATAGTAATTGTTGTCTGTCTCAAGATGAAAAGTTCCCTTTTCATACTTGTTAGAATAGAAGGAAATTGTCTTTGCCCAAAACACCTTTGACTGAGGAGCTATATTCATTTGAGAAGCAAGACCCTCCATAATAAGAGAATGCCTATCACGAATATCCTCCGCAAAAGCATCTACAGTAGATTCCACAAATGGAGTGTAACGAGCCTTGAGCATCTCACCGATAGCAATCTTGTGCTTGTCATTAAGAAGAATAATGTCGGTTGTACTAAAGAGAGGTGTAGACATTTTTGGATAACTAAAAATATTGAATTTTGTTTTCAATTTTATTTAATTATTCTTAACAACATTTTGAACTGCTCTCATAGTAAATGCATAACTTGCACCACTATGGCAGTCAATTAATTTCATTTTAGAACGAATAAGAGACAACTCTGGTGTAGAGCTAAACATAAACCCTGTAGTTGGCTCAAACGTCTTAAACCAGTTAAGAAGACCACTGCTTACAATTGCTTCATACGCATCTTTAATATAGTGAGCATCATTCGGCCAGTGAGAATCAATATATTCATACGCCTTATTAATAGACATATGTTTCATTTTATTCTCCATATTCTTCATCTGAATCTCTGATTCATATTGACGCAACTGATATAGAGCATTATCCATTTTAATAATAAAAAAATTGTAGGGTTGTATGAATCAATTTTTTGATTTTATGACCAATCAATATGTATATATGGCTGATTATATGGTTCATAGTTATTGTATCGACTACTAATATCTACATCAGGAAACATTTCACTTAGTATCTGGTTACAAGTATTTAATAGAATATTCAGTTCATCTTGTTGTAATACCTCATTATTATTATAATTGCGTCGCAACATAAGAGCCTTTCCTAATGTAACCCAGTGAGTTACATATATATTTTTAAATCTTTCACCAATACTCGCCGCCAACAATACATCATGACGGACATCTTTCTTAAAACGCTCAAGTTCGTCATCTCTTATTTTTTGAATCGTTAGCCGTTCCAATCCTTGTAGTTCAGCACGAGTAATAGGGGTTACCATTTTTTCTATGCTAAAAATATTGGATTTTTACGATTCAATTTTATTACATTGCTACTACAAATGCGACAATAACAATAAATACAATACACATAAAGAGGTTCATTTTACTAAAAATATGGAGTTTTTTCATTCAATTTTATTTTATTTTAGCAAAACTCCTTTGGAACAGATATCTTATACCTCTTTTTAACAGCATCATAGTTTACCAAAATAGTAAATGAAGATTCAGCAGGAAACATACAAATCTCAATATTTACATCATTTTTAGACCTATTAATCCTGCAAAAGAAGGAGTGCGCATTTTTAATAAGATGCCTCCGATAATCTTCATTTATTTGCTGAAGATATGATTTGTATTCAATATAAGAATTCCAGAAAACTTCACCATCTACAATAAAAGCCCTACAATCAGCTTCAATAATTTCAGTAATGTGTTCCAGAAAGTCATAATAATTATTTGATCCAGTCTCCTCGCAAGAGTAAACAAACTCTTTTATGTCTGATTCGGTCATTTTTGGTATAACTAAAAAAAAATGGTTTTGTTGGATTCAATTTTTATTTTTATCAACTATCATGAATATCACAGAAGCGGCACTGAACTTCTTTAGTTTTATCTATATATCCACACTCGCATATATTTTCATAATACTTGATTTCCGTATGGATATTGAATGCCATTGTATTGTATAGTTCAACATCTCTTTCGCACGTAGAATCACCAAAGCCAAACTCAACATCTAAGATTTTTTCTTTCAGAAGCTCAAGCGGAATAATCTTAAAGAGTTTTTCTTTATATCTGCTCTCCATATGCTCAAGATAGTAATGGATGTAGGTTTTCATCGTATCTACTCTTCGTTCAGCACGATCAATCTCATCAGTACCCATCTGAGATTCGATATAAGTCAAGAGTCGCTTATAGTTCTGAAGCATTGTGCTGCTCTGAAACTTAATTGCTTCTGTCATTTTATGGATACTAAAAAATAAGGTTTTAGTTAATCAATTTTTTACACAAGTACACCATTTATTCTTCTTGTTATTATAATCGTTTAATTGGTCTTGACATCTGTGAAGTTGTTTATACACAAATGCTAAGCGCTTTTCATCAGAATCCATCTGTTCCATATAAGATACATATCCTGAAAATAATATATAGTCCATACAATTATTCTTACAAAACTCTTTAAAAGAGATATTTGTTGTTCTCAATCTAACCCAATCAATAATATGCTTCCATCCTTCGACCTTAATAGTATAATAAGGGTCTGTCATTTCTATAGTTTATATGTAGTTAATATTTAAACCATATAATAAAAAACTGGAGATAATGCAAGAGTGGCATGAATTAGGTATAGCGGAAAACAAGTTAATGAGATAGATATATAAATTCATCTAATCGTGTAGCCTATTAATCGTCTCACTACACTCATTACATGCCTTGCCATGGTGATGGTGTTTTGATACTTCATGAAGATGCTTCTTCAGACCATCAAGACTATCCTTTTCATACACTGGTTCCCAGCAGTCACCCATAACATCTGAGCAGAAGCCAAGATGATAGCACATATCTTCACATCCAGAGTTCCAGAGAGAAACTTTTGCGGCATCTTTAGCTTTTTCTTTGGCCGCAGCAAGTTGTGGCTCTAGTGTAGCAATCTCCTTCTGAAGCTCATCGATGCGCGCATACGCAGCCTCAAGAGTTTCAGGGCGGTCAGGATTGATTGGCTTTTGCCGTTGCTTTAGCATAGTCATGTGAATGGCTGTCAGTTTATTCATGAGAGTGTTCAACTCTGCGTCCTCACCGGTCCATGTTGATACATTTTCTGGCATTCCAGCAAGACGGGTGCTAAGAATGTGATCAAGAGTGTCAGTTACGTGAAACATCCAGCTCACATTATCATCAGAAATTGTTGTAAGAAGAGTCTCGTGCATTTTAGCCAAGTCGATGAGATAGTATCGCGCAGTATCATCTTTGCCTACAATCTTCAACATCTCAGAAAGCACAGAATCAAAGTCTTGGCATGGAGGAGCAGTGACAGGGACAGAACTTACAGGAATAAGGTCTGGCATAGACGAATCATCCATGTTTTTAAGATGCACAGCGCAAATAATCTTCCCATTATGCTCTACGCCATGTGACTTGCAACGGAGGCCTTTCGCGGTCTTCTGGCTACAGCGAGTCATCTTTGTTTTTTGATACAAAAAATATGGGCTTGGTAAAATCAATTTTTTTTAACGCAGAGCATTAAAAAAATTAATGAGAGATTACTTCTGAAAGAAGTATCTGAATCAATTTTTTATTTGCGCTACTCTTAAATTGCGTCGACATCCACCTCTTCATCTGCAGTGTAGTCAAAGTCAAACGCATCTACGTGCTTCTTAGTCATATCAGAAGCTGTAGCGTCGCCGAGAAAGTAGTCAGGAATCTCGCCTCTCTTCTTCAATTCAGAGGCCTGCTTTGACGTGATAACGCCGATGATGTCAAAGTGCTTGTGGGTATCCTTCCCAGACTCAAACTCTCGTGGTGTTACAATAACAATGTCATTTGTCTGAATTGGGACCTGCCCTTTCTTACGAAGAACCCCACGAATCTTACCAATGCCTTCATAACATCGTTTTCCTTCTTCAAAATAAATCTTCATGCGACCATCGCCGAGCTTAGATGTAATCTTCGCATAGGTCGCAAGCTCTACTTCACCCGCCATGGCCGCCTCGACCGCACGACGGTTCGCCTCAACACGGTAGTTCTTGTTAGATGTCTTGTGAACGGATGGCATCTTGTTTTGGATACTAAAAATATGGTGGGGGCGACAATCAATTTTTTTGAATGCTCTCAGATTTAAGAGGCGTTAATATCGGTCGCGACAGCCACGTTGTATCTCTTACCATCTATCTTAACCTTCCAGATGTCATATGACTCAATGCGATAGATATCATCAAAGAGCATCTCGCCAACTATCTCTTCTGCATAAGACGGATCGCCCTTCAATACCAGCCACATGCTTTTCTTCATGAAATCATGAATTTTCTTAGATTGCGCAAGGTTCTCAAGAATTGGCCTAACAATCTTACCACAATCTTTTTTCTCATCATGAAGAGTCCAGCCTCTTTCTTCTGTAAAGTCTATAATGCCGTGAATAAGATACTCATAGCCTTTAATACTTTCAGATACAGGCGTTTTATATCTTTTCTCGCTATATGGAACTAGCGTGTATCTTAGCACAGAGTGGTTGCTATTGTAGATACAGCGTGCGCTAGATGTATGTGTCTTAGAGGCATTTGACGATGTTAAAGCAGAATCCATCTTACGTGATACCTTTAGTAGCCCTTCAGCCACTTCAATTTTATTCATTTCTTCAGGACCAATAAAAAATGTTTTCTTTGTTTTTTGGTTTTTTGTGTTTTTTCTTTGTTTTTTGTCTTTTAGAACGCTGTCTGTCTGCGGAGGGTGGGGAGCAGCCCGCGCTGTATCTGGTTGTTCCGCTGGTGGAGTGGAGGCCTCTGCTGCATCTGCATCTGCGGCATCTGCTGCGCCTCAGGGTTAGTCCGAGAGAACTTCAGTTCGCCACTCTCGTCAACGCCAGTCACCCACAGCCAGCGACCCTTCATCTGCGCCTTAATCTGCTCGTCGAGCATCTTGATGTCACGCTTCATGGCGTTGCGAGCGAGCGTCTCATCCGTCTTGTCACAGAGCTTCACCAGCTCTAGGAACTCAGAGTCATCGACCATCTTGATGCCAAAGCCTGCGAAGATGCGCGTGTAGCTCTCTAGCTCGTCGGCGTGGATGAAAGAGCATGCGTTCTTGTGAGTCCTGCGCACGTCGCAGCCTCCCTCATAGCACTCTCCCTTGCAGCGGCGTGCGCCCTTGGACTTTGAGAGTTCGCCATTGGAGTGGTCGCGCAGCCTCTGTCGGGTCTTCTCGGCATCTGCCGCGGCCTTGTCAGCAGCCAGCTTCTGCTTTACGGCATTGTCCTCAGCAGCCCTCTTGGCGGCCAGTGCGGCCTTCTCGGCGGGGCTCATCTGCGCCAGGCATATGGCCTCCTCCTCTTGGACGATGCTGCCCCAAGAGGCACCATAGCCCCAGAGCGCCGCAGCGGTCATCTCCTTCATGTACCCCCAGTTGAGAGGGTGTGTGGCGCAGCGCTCAGTAGAGCTAGGGCGGCAGGTAACGCAGTACTTGATAGAGTGCGACATGGTAAATCTGGCAGAATGGGTGTGTTCTTGCTTGATTCGATACCGCTCTTTGGGGGGTAGGCTAAATTCAATTTTTTTATGAAATTGAAAATAGCGCTAAAAGATGCCTATGCGCGCGAAAGCTCTTAATTCAATTTTTTTTTTAAATTGAAAAGAGGGCTAAAAGAGGCCTAGAGGGGGTAGGTAAAATAAGCCAATTTTCAATTTCAAAAAAAAATTGAATACGCGGCTCCTCCAAAAGCCAGTATCCAATCAAGCAAGAAAACCTCTTACACGATTACAATGTCAGCCGAGCTCAAGAGCACCGTTGCCGCCCTGCAGACCAAGGTAGCCTATCTGGAGGCCACCCTCGCCCAGCTTATGGAAGAGAAGGCTAAGAAGGCCGCTAAGCGCGCCGCCCGCGCCACCCCGTCGCTCCCTCAGAGCGAGAATGAGGGTGACGCTATGCCTAGCAGGCCTAGCACGCCTAGCACGCCTAAGAAGAAGGCCAAGAAGGTTCGTGAGCCTGACGCGCCTAAGAAGGCACCTAACTCTTGGATTGTCTTCACCATGCGCGTAGATGCTCTGCTGAAGGAGCATGGCGTGTCTGGCAAGGCAGTTGAGAACAAGCAGTTCGCCTCTGCGCTCAAGACTAAGAAGGCCTATGGCGAGTGGACGGATGAGGAGATTCTCGCAGAGAAGGCCTCTTGGACTAAGCCAGAGGTCAGCAAGCAATTCACGGAGGGCAAGAACAAGGATATGCTCCAGTTCCCCTCTGACGCCGCAAGCACTGGCGCCGAGTCTGAGAGCAAGCCTAAGAAGGTGCGCGGCCGCCCGAAGAAGATGAAGAAGGAGGAAGCAGTCGAGGAAACAGAGTAAAAACAAAGAAAAAAGACCTAAAATACAAAAAACATAAAAACTTTTTTTATAAGTAACTACACCAAAAAAAATTGACTAAACGGCCCGCCGTAAGTCAATATCAACAACCAAGATGTCTACTCTAAAGCCGCTTTGGGAGGGATTCGCCTACAAGCCCCATCAAGAGTATGGCGTAAGCTGGCTTCTGAAGCATGAAGAGGGTCCTATCCGAGGGGGCTTGCTGTGCGACGAGATGGGTCTCGGCAAAACCATCCAGATGCTCGGTCTTATCAAGGAGTCCTCTGCGTACTCTACATTGCTGGTCGCACCTCTTGCGGTCATCAACCAGTGGAAGGATACCGCAGAGCGCTGTAAGATTCGCTGCTTCACTTTCAATGTCAAGAAGAAGACGTGGGAACTCAAGACAAAGCCTTTCTCCAACTCTAGGCATCTTTATCTCATCGGCTACGAGTGTCTCGCAAACAACATCAAGTATGTCGAGCAGATGGTATTCGACCGCATTATCTGTGATGAGGCCCACCGTCTCGGTGTCAAGAACATCCGTAACAAGATTGCTTCTAAAGGCGTAATTGAGAAGATTGCCTTTAACACGATTCGCCGTGTTTGTAAGACTGCCGGCTCCAAGTGGTTTCTCAGCGCTACGCCCGTGGTGAACTCTATCGATGACATTTACACGCTCTTTGCGCTTCTCGATAAATCGCTCGTTTTACAGGAGATTGAGATGCTCATGGCTACCTATGCTCTCGCACGCAGCATGGAGCAGTTGCGCAGCTCCATACCCGATGCGCCCAATGCGCCCATTATCAAGAACCATCGTCTAGACTTTGCGAGTCAAGCCGAAGAAGACTTCTACGTAAAGATTCAGAGCAACGTGGAGGCGCAGCTGAGTTACAACGAGAACGCTCTTGTTATTCTGCGACTCATTCTCATGCTCCGCCAGCTGAGCATTCACCCGCAAGTCTACATCGAGGCCCGTAAGAAGAAGATGCATGGCGTTTACAAAGACTGGTTAGAGCCCAGCACAAAGTTCTTAAAAATAAAAGAGTTGATGACGGAGGAGTCACATGAGAATCATAAGTGGATTATCTTCTGCCACTTTCACGAGGAGATGCATTTACTTCAGAAGTATTTACAGACGCTAGAGTTTGTCCGCCACATCGAGACCTACTCTGGGTCACTCGACATGGCTCAGAAGACTAATGCTCTGGACAAGGTCCGTGAGCCGTTTGTAGACGGTTCTGAGAAGCGCTGCGATATATTGCTGTGCCAGCTCAAGGCGGGTGGCGTCGGTCTGAATCTCCAAGAGTTCGACCGCATTGTCTTCAGCGGCCCGTGGTGGACGCAAGCCGCTATCGATCAAGGCATTGGTCGTGCTGTCCGTATCGGACAAAAGAACCAAGTCATCGTACACAACCTCGCGTTGAAACAAGAGGAAGGTGTGAACGTAAGAAACATTGACATTTGGATGAGAACGAAGGCACAAGAGAAAGAGGCTGAGAATCGCAACGCACTAGATATGGCGGATAGGAATCTTATACAGACATATTAGATGAATCTTAATGAAACTTTAACACAATTTTTATTAGCTCTTCTTTTAACTGGCGTAGCAGTATATTTTTCAGTGACGGTATGGTATCTTTCTAAAGCAGAATCTGAAGCAGACTGCGAAGGGTTTGCTGGACCCGCAAAAGGTGCTGGTGTTCCCGATTGTTTAAGAAGTTCTCAAGAAGCTTCCGATTTATACACTCTCTTTTCTTCCAAGAATAACACTACAGAAGAAGGTCCAGATGATTTACGAGAACTCGCATTATTACTAAGTAAGATGACTTGTTTAAAGAAAGATATTATGGGTCCTTCTGGAATTGTTGAAGCAACTCGTTATCAGCCATATTCTACGGCACATGATATAGAGCCTGTTGCAGAAACCGCTGCTCGTTGTTTAGCAAAGACAATCCCTCCTCGCGACCTTGACATTATTCTTGATAAGTGGAACAGAAGAAGTAAAGAATTAGTCCGTCGTCTTTGTTCTAGTTTTAAGATATCTGACTCAGATTTGAAGAAAGCAGATATCTTACTTAAAAAACTAATTGAGGATATTTCTGATATAGCAAAGTCACAGTGTCTTAAAGGAGATGTAGAAATTGCTGGAAAAAAAGGGCCTCGCGATGTTGACCCTTATACACCCCCAGAGTTATCTGAGTTACGTGAGTACAAGGGGTATTATTAGGGGAACTATTAATCAATATCTCCGTATGTTACATACATATCTTGGCTTAGAAGTGATTTATTATACAAGTCCATAGCATATTGAAATGCTCTTTTATCAGCACTATAATAAAAATCTTCTACACTACAATTTAAAAGTTCTTTTGTCACATATCCTTTGAGCATAATAGTATAGCCTTCATATTTAGAATAATATATATAATCTATTATTCCAAATGTACACCAGCCTCTTTTATAAATTTGCATCTCTATTTAATAGTTATTTTCTACTTAGGCACCATTAATGATGTGAGAATCATTAGACCAATAATCTGCCATACAGACTTAGCGGGCTTGGCGACGCTAATTAAATCTACAGCAATATTGTTCCATAAGAGTTTTCCTACAAACCCAAGAATAATCATAGCAAGAATATAGGCGAGTAAATACGCTACAAAATCAACATATGCCGCACGACGGTCCTTTGAGTCGGAAGTTCCGGTAAATCCTTCAAGCGCAGCCTTAATACCAGCAGATAATACCATTCTATATTGTTATAGGATTTTTGTTATTAGTCCTTTTCAGTTCCTAAGAACTATGGGAAGAACTAGTCCTTTTCATACCGTAGAGATTCCTTTGTCTTCGCCTCACGGTGTTCAGTAATATATTTAATAGCAGCGGCAGCATCTGTTTCAGATTTAAGATGCTGAGTAAGAAGTCCAAATAGAATCTTCTCATTAATGCCACCTTTTGTCGTGGATCTGCGATATAGAATACGGCCACCAGAGTTTTTCAAATCTAGCGCACCAATATTGTGCTTCTTCATAATACGAAGAATCATCTCTTCTTGTACCTTGATACGCTTACGTTTCTCACGCACTTGTTCATTAAGAACTTTAATCTGTTCATTTGTTTCCTTCCACTCCTTAATAATATTAGAAAGCTGAGACAACTCTTGCTGCGCCTTAATAACTTCTTCTGGCGTTAGAGTATTCTCAACTGTAGCATTTGAGCGTACCGATTTATTGTCATTATCAAGAGACATTTGCTTCTGTAGTTCCATTCTGTATATTATACGCCTTACAATTTTAAGCCAAAATTGAAAATATTTTTGCCTAAAATTATGTATTCACAAAAATGGACGATTATCTTAGTATGATGACTGATTTCTCATATGTTGGCGCAGGTCTAGGTATTCTTCTTTCAGTCTATGCGTATGTATTTATGACATACAATACCCGTCCTACTGAAGAGTCGAATCGGGTAATCTCAACACTAACAAGTGTGATTCGTGGAGAGGTTAATAGTTTGCGCTCGGAGAACCCCAATGCATTTCATGAAAATCCTTATGACCTCTTTACAAGTATTTACCCTAGTCTAAAGAATATGGATAATGATCGAATTAATGAACTTATTGACCTTATTGATAAGTATAATACTACTTGGCTTGATAATGATTAAGCAGTTCCCTTCATCGCGCGATATCTCTTGCCTAACTCTCGCCCAACATCCATAATAGAAGCACCCTTCCCTAAATCATTTACAACAGCCGCACGGTTCTTTTTTACAAACTCCATATAAGGATTCTTGCCTTTCTTGCTTTTCATTGTCTTACCTTTCTTCATAGACTTCTTGCTAGTTCTTCTAGACCTTCCGCCGGAGACACTGTTTTTACGCATATTCATTCCAGGGTTATTACCAGAATTATTACCAGAGTTATTACCAGAGTTACCAGAGTTATTAGCAGAGTTGTTCATTCTATTAATAAAATTGAAAAATATTTTTCCAAATATAAAGTATCACAAATGTCTTCTCAAGATGATAATTATCCAGAAGAATTTCTCGAAGCATGTGAAGAGATGTCAGAGGCATATGATAGGTTCCTAGAGACTATTGTCGAAGAAGATGAGATTGGATATTGTGGTTATATATGTGACGGCGAGTGCCATACTTGTAAATGCGCCGGTAGCTTTGACCTTACAGAAGAGTGCTAAAAATATAAAAAATTGTTAAAACAAAAACTAATATTTTTGTTTAATAATATGGACCGAAAGAAAATTGGTCTTGATTTCTTTCGCATTGTATGGCTTCGTATAGCAGAGAAGGTCATCGATAGCGCAATCAAAGTATATAATCTTGATACAAAGCAAGCAGAAGCTCTTAAAAAAGCATATCTAAAACCAAATCATTATTATGCCATAATTAGGTAAAAAAGAGTTTCACTCTATCACGGATTGCAGCCCTACATATACCACAATTCATACTCTGTCTTCGTATACATGTGTTACAGAATGTATGGCCGCAAGGGACAAAGGCATATAATATTGTTTCATTAAAGCATATAGAACATAGTGGCTCTTTTTCACTCACATCAACAGACCTTATTGTTTTTAATACTTCACGTAGATGAATGAATTTTTTATATTCAGACATTAAATCATTATAATTTTGTTCTATTAAATTATCATCATAAATCTTATTAAAATATTTGTGGCTTACTTCCATAAGTTCATCATAATGTTCATTTTCGTTTAAAACAACTATATTCTTTAATTTTATTTGTACTAAATCTAACGAATCTAATTTTCTTTTTAATAAATCTTGTTTGTCAAGAATTTTTTCTCCAACTAATTTATATTCATCAAGAATATATTTTGTCTGCTCTATATATTTATCAAGTGGTAACATTTCTTTAGAAATACATATTGCATTATATTCATCTAGAACATTATTGCTAGAAATATCAAAACATATATCGCGTATGCTTTGTTGATTAAAATTTAAATTCTTCTTTCCAAATGTAGAAATAAAATGTTCTGTTTTACCAAGTACTGGGTGTGTTTTTAGCTTTGAAGATAAAAACTCTAAAATTGTTTTATTCTTGACCATTAAAAAATCTCTAAATTTTTTCTTCCAAGAATTTGTTAAACTTTCTGTTATGTTTCCTTGTTTGTCTTTAATTTCACTATAGTGTTTTATTACAGCATTATTCACAGCAGTAGAATAATTTGATTCTGTTGCTATAGAATAATCATATAAAGAAACTTCATTGGCATCCGGAAAATCAGCAGATGCAAATGAAGAAGAACCTACTATACCTGTTAATTCTGGACTATGTGTATTCATCTAGATTTATGAATTGTTCTAATATTGAAATATTTACGATGCTAACTTAGATATTATCGATATCTACTTCTTCATCATCTGACCCTTTTCCATCATCAAAGATAATTCCATCATCTTCTTCAATATTAAAAATATTATTATCAACTCTTAATTCTCTAATACGATTTAATTCTGCTATATCAGCAGTTTCAAGAGTTGAAAATAATTTAGGATTAATTCTTTTATCCTTCTTTAATTTAGAATAATGTTCTCTATCATATTTATATAAAATGTCACCTTTTTCGTATTTTTCTTTTGTGTCTCTTAAAAAATCTCGAGTTGAAGTAAGAACAATATCTCCAACACCAATCCACATATCTTTTCTAATAGACCCACGAATATGACATAGTCTTACAATATTATCATTACAATATACAAGTGTATTACGATTGCCGAGAACTCTTAATACGCGACCATATAATTGCTCATCTTCTGCTTCTACGAAAACTGGCGCTTCTGAGTTATGTTTTGATTTCTTATAATTTTTACCACCTGTAAAGTTTGGCATTTCCTATAATATATAATGAAAAATTATTTAGACCCTCTATAAGTTAGATAACATTTCTTTATATTTTGGTACAGTTGTTAGAACAGGAATAGAATCATATTCGTCACTTAATTGATTAAATCTTGCTGTTACGAGTGTAGATTTTTCATCTTCATTATTAATCTGCGCAAACATCGCTCCCCCAGAAAGTGAATTAAATGGTGCCTTCATAACGCCGGCAGATTTCTTTGGAACATTAAATGTATATCTACGGCCTGATGACTTTACATTATTTTTTTCACTAAGTCTTGTATTTGATTCTTTTGTTTTCATTTGAAATGGCGACCCACTATTATATGTTATTTCTCCATATGATATTCCAAATTCACTATCTTCTAATTGATTTGTATTAAATAAATATAATTTTCCATAATATTGTGTATCTAAATCAATAGTTAATTGAATATCTTGATAACCTTTATTTATAACAATTACAGTTTGGCCGTTCTCATTATCTTTATTAATATACACTGCTACACTGGATATTTTGGGAGTTATTTTACCTTGATAGAGTTGAGAACCATTTGTTACTTGATTAAATATATTATACGCATATATATTGTTTACATCACTTGATTCAATTACAACACTTCTTGCACCGCCCATACTTACTTGAAATAAAAAATCAAGAAGCCAAAGTTGAGAACCAAATGTATTAGAAACATTAGGAGTATATTTACAAATACTATTTGTTTGAATAACTAATTCCATATTATTGTTTGCTAGTTCTTCAGTATTTGATTGTAATACTTTCAAATTTATATAATATGCATATAAATGTATCAAATCATTTTTATTCTTACTACATAATCCATATACTTTAGTATAAATACCTTTTATAAGACCTTTATATTTTGATAGATTATTAATAATATTATCTAAATACTTTTCATTCATTATGTAGATATTATTAATTTTAGTAGATAGTTGTTTTAAAATATATAGTACTGCGGATTCATAGGTTTCATAAGAAGTATTCGACGGCTCATCTATTAAAATTACTCTATCACGTTTTACACTTTTCAGAATACTATCTAACGGAAGACTTAATGATATGAATGAATCCTTATAAATATAAACTGGGTTTATAGATTCATCTATTTTTTTGTCTGATTCTAGAAAAAATGTATTTACAGGATTAAATACATTAGTTGATATATCTACTGTTCCAGATAGTGTTGGTATTGTAGGAATATTTGCTGAATATCCTGATATGTTACTCATCTAATTGTATTATATCATTTTTTTCAAGTGCATGTGGCACAAGTATTAGATTCTTCTTCTTTGCCATCTTTTGAAGTTGATTCTTATATTTCCCTTTATCACGTTCTTCTTTCTTTGGCAACTCTCCATATGCTTTTAGCAAAGAACGGATTGCTTTCGGCTCATCCACATAATCTAGAACTGCTCTATTTAGAACTAATGGTTCCCTCGTAGTTGTAAGAGGTGTATTTGTATTAATTCCATACTGCTCTAAAAGTGATGTTGGAATTAACTGCTCTATAAATTGTGGTTCCCGGTAAGACAAGTCCATAGGACATCTCTTAACACTATGTCCATAAGAAGCACATAGACAACAGTAACTACCCTTCTTTAAGGGGCAGTTCTTAGACTCATGCTTCTTAACACATTTGCCCAAAACATCTTTACAAGAATCACACATTGTAATAGATATGAGCGCAAAGGACATCCAATTTTTTTTCATGATGAGAGAACAAATCAAGTTATACCACTGGCAGACAAAGGTCTATTCTAGACATAAAGCAACAGACAACGTTATTGAAGCATTAGACGGCTCTATTGACAAATATGTAGAGGTCTATATGGGTAAATACGGGCGAATGAAAATGACCGGCTCTAATGCTTCTATAACTGTAAAAAATTTATCGGAGACCTCAGTTCTAATTTTTATTAAAAAGTGTATATTATATCTTAATACAGAACTTGTCAAAAAGTTAAAAGAAACAGATACTGATTTAATAAATGTTAGAGATGAAATGCTAGGAGAGTTAAATCAGTTACTATATTTATTTACTCTTCATTAAAAAGCCAATTGTAAACCTACACGGATACCAATCTGAGATGCATAACCGGCATTCATTTCAATAGCATATTTAATCGGTATATCAGAGCTGTAGGACTTACAATTTTTATTACCATTACATGGTGTAACGTTTGCTTCAATTTTCACAATCTGTTTTGCTTCATTTATCCAAACAATATCAAGAGGAAAATTCATACTAGGCATCCACATACTTTGAACTCCTACATTTGGAAAAATAAATAACATGCCTGTTCTTGGTGCCAATAAAGTTCTATTACTTAATCCGTTACGCAATTCTTCTGGAGTTTGAGCAATATCAACAAACATAGAAGGTATATTTGTTCCTGGAAAATTAATAGGTGAAGCCATAATATCTATATACTCATTAAGAAAATGAGTAATTGTTATGGACCGCAATTTACATTAAATAAGATATCAAATGTTAATCAATCGCAATTACAAATTTATAAAACGGCATGGACTGATTATAATAGGATTCAAGCATTTAACAGTAATATAAGTACATTACATGGAAATGGTACTGCGAGAGACTCAAATTATTATATGTATGTAAGTTATGCCGAAAAAATTTCATTTAGGAACGGTCAATATCTTCATCAACAAGAATATCCTAACTCTAACTGGAATGATGTTCAACAAAACTAAAAAAAAATTGTTAATTAGGATGAATTTTAATACTCGCGATTGTCAAACAGTTGTAAGCACAATTTTTACTTTTGAATCTCCGGAATATCAAAGAGCATGTAATTCGATTTATGTTGGTGTATCAACTGTGAATGGCTCTAATAATAACAATGCCAATGGGAATACAAATTATATTAAATTCAAGACTGATTTGGAACGGATGCAATATTTGTTGGGACAATATGGTTATGCTCCAAACTGCCAGCGGCAGTAACTTTTTGTTTTGCTATATTGATAATTAAGTCAGCGATGTATCCAACTACGGCATTTGGCATCATAATAGGTCTTGAAATGCTATTTGCAGTTTCAAGAATTGTATCGGCAGAAACAAATGATTTATTCATTTTGCTTTATTTTCCTTACGTTCGCGCTTAATCAAATTTGTACGATAGTTGTCAAGTCTTTCTTTATAAAGTGCCTGCCAATTTTCTTTTAGAGTTGCGACTTCTTTGTCTAGAGTTCCGAGATTAATGAGATTCTTCTTATCTGGCTCGAAAGAATATAGATTATTAGACTTGTCTTTCCAGTATGGAATACCCTGAGCTATTTCCTTCTGCATATTGAATAATATTCAATATGCTCAATGAAAAATCAATTTTTATTATTATTGTCACTATGAACGACAACCGGCTGATACATTTAATTATTTATACCAGTAGGGTCAAACTTCGCACGATTCGCATCCAAATTATTCTTTCTAAAGCTAGAATTCTTAATTGGAACTGCGTCTACAATATCATTTGCGGCATAAAATGATGGATTATGTACTGTATGTTCTTGAGCAGATTCTCTCATAATAATTACATTTCGCGATGATCTACCATGTTTCATATTACGCTTATGTGACACATAGAGTAAACCTACTACCACAATTGTTCCAATAATACCAATCGCAGCGCCAGCACCAATACTGCTTAACTTTTGTTCTTGTGACTGTTCTGTTGTTCTAATAAATGTAATAAAATCTGGATTATTTGTTTCAGTTGCGCTAGGACTTGAACCAAGAGTTGGGCTAAATGTCGATGTTGGAGTTTCAGATACAATTTCTGAAGTGCTTGGAAGAGGTGTTCTTGAACGAGAACTTCCAACTGAATTAGAAGGATCTGATGTGTATGAAGCAGTATGAGACTGTGTACTTGATTGAGAACTAGTAGATGAATGTGATGGGGAACTTGAATACGATGGAAGATTAGAACGAGTGCTTGATGTAGAAGAAATAATATTGGGTGTTAGTGATGGTGTGCGAGTATCTGTTTCAAGTGGCGTGTCCGTATTTGAAGGTGTAGGACGGACAGAGCCACTATTAGAACTTGTATACGTGTTAGAAATACTAATAGACGGAGTTACAGAACTTGAATACGATGGAGAATTACTAATGGATGGTTGCGCGCCGATTGTAATACTGGGAGTAAGCATAGCAGAATTAGATGATGTAATAGATGATGTGCGAGAAGCACGCATAGTTCGTGAATTTGTAGGTGTTCCAGTCGCATTTGGTGTGACTGAAGGTGTACTTGAAGCGGCTGGGCATGATAAACTCGCATAAACACCATTTGAATATTGAATACAAGTTCCAGAAATATAAGAACTATTTGTAGATAGCATCATACATTGAAGGTCATTAAAACTAATAATATTTAATGTACTGTCAGAGCAATAATACTTTTTGGCACTACCAGTCGAATCACTAATACATAGATTTTGGTTAATAGCAATATTTGTTAATGAAGGAACACCGGAACAATCATTTGTGCCATAAAATGTAGCAAGTATAGAATTTGAAATAGAAGGCGTAGGAGAGGCAGAAGGCGTAGGTCTTTCATTTAGGATTAGTGATGCAATATAATTTGCTGTTGTGCGACTTGTTACAATAATACTCTTAAAAGTAACTGAGCCAGAACCAGATTGTGGAGAATTCCAAATCATATTAACATTCCTTTTATTTGTATTTGAAGTATGGGTTAAACCGTTATTACATGAAGTCATGCGCCGTACATTTGTATCTAGTGGATCAAGATTGAGTGTCCCTGATGTAATATTTGTAGCCGCAGAAACAGCAACAAAATTTCCGTTAATTCGTCCAGTTCCTACATTTAATACAAACCCTTTAAAACAACTTGTGGGAGAGCAAGCCGCTTCAGAAGTATTTGTAGGACGGAGAACAACATTATACTGAGTATTAGGCTGATAGTTATTAACAACACGATTATTTTCCATTACATTAATTAGATAAGGGGGTTGAAATGAACCACCAATAGCAAAACAGTTATTAGGATTGCATCCTTGTGCCCAATTTCCGTGGCCTGGTAGTGATTCACAAGTATCTACGCCAATACTATTCGCATTTACAGCACTTAATCCGGCAAATAAAGCTGCTAAAAGACTAAAAAACATCATCCTAATTATATATTATATAATTTCTTTAATCTTCTAAATTATTAGTAATTAGTATTCTACACTATACACTTCACCATTTGAAAACTTGCGATTAAATACTGCTTCAAGCCAGTCATTATGGGTAACAATAACAATATGTTCTAAACCTTTTGCATCTGCTTTGATATCTTCAAGCGTTTTTAATGCACGCTTTTTAATAACATCTTTTGTTTCATTAATCTTTGTTGGATAATAGTTCTGGTCAATATTAACAAGGTCATATTTCCCTAGAGTTCTTATAAATGTGTCGTAATTCTCCCTATAATTACAAGGATAAGGACCTTGTGTTTCCATTAGACCATCATATAGATATAATATTGGCTTAGGTCCAAAGATAATTCTAGATGTTTGGATACATCGTTTTAGTGGAGAACTATAATGCCTTTGAATAGGATATTTCATAGAAATATGTTTAACTTGTTCAATACCTTTTTCTGTTAGATTTGAATATCTATAGTTTTCAGAAGAATACGCTGATTCGCCATGAATCTCAAATCCTTCATTATGCTCTGCGTGACCATGACGGATAAAATGAATCTTCATTCTAATAGTTTTAAAAATTGATTTTTAAATATCAATTTTTATAGCATCATGCAACAAATAATTGATGAACACGTTGCACATTCAACATCTGTATTTCTTGAACTACATAATTATGATTCTAGAGTGTACGAGCAAGTCGTTATCCCTCCACTAATTCAAGCATACATATCAGATTTATGTATTAAAAAACTCATTCTACCAAATAATTTATCTGTTCTTGATGTTGCCCCTGTTTGTAAGATAGATATGGATTTTAATATGCCAAAAAACTTAAAAGATATTATATTGCGAGATGTAAATATCATTAATAAATCTATTATGGAGCTATTTCCTAACAAGATTCGCTATCGTTATGTAGGCTGTAGTTTAAATGGTATTACATTAAATGATGCTGTGAATGAATTATACTTTAAATATTTTCAAAAGAAACCTAGATATACAAACAAGGATTCTTTACAACA